ATTACACAGGTGGAGATGATGAGATTAGTGGCATGGTACGTATGGCAGAAAGCATGAGTGGTGTTATGTGTGAAGAATGCAGTGCTCCTGCCGAAACACATGGTCCTGGATGGATCCGTACTATTTGTAAACCTTGTGAAGAAGCACGTGAAGTTAAACGTGCAGAAAGTTTAAAAGAATATGAAAATAAAATTAGTTAGTGACCTACATTTAGAGTTTTCTGACATCAACATTAAAAACGATGAAGGTGCAGATGTGCTTATCCTCGGTGGCGACATTATGATTGCCCAAGATCTGCACGACCATCATGCCGCAGACTTCAACCCCTACAGCAATGGTGCTTTAGCAGACCTTAGTCGTAAGATGCAGAGAGTTTCTCGTTTCCGTGATTTCTTCAAGCGTTGTAGTTTCCAGTTTCCGCATGTTATCTACATCATGGGTAATCACGAATTCTACAATGGCAAGTTCTACGCTGGTATTGATTATATGCGTGAAGAGTGCGCCAAGTACTCTAACGTCTACATGTTAGAACAAGACATGAAGATTATTGACGATGTTGTGTTTGTAGGCGGAACACTTTGGACTGACATGAACCGGCGTGATCCGCTTACGATGCATGCCATTGAAGGTATGATGAACGACTTCCGTATCATTAAAAACGACAAGAGAAACTATGCCTCTATGAGTTCGTTGGATGTTGCTATTAGGCATGATAAGACACTGGGCTATATTAAACATATTGTTCAAGAGCACAAGGACAAGCGGTGTGTAGTAGTTGGGCACCATAGTCCTAGTTTTCAAAGCTGTCATCCAACGTATGCTCATGAAACACTAATGAACGGTGGATACCATAGTGACTTGAGTGAGTTCATTATGGATCATCCGCAGATTGTGTTGTGGACACACGGACACACTCATCATCCTTTTGATTATGTCATTGGTGAGACTCGAGTCGTATGTAATCCACGTGGTTATGAAAACGATGGCTACAGTGAGCAAACTGGATGGAACCCTAACTTAGTATTGGAAATATAATGTACTTAAAAATTACAAACCTAAAAAAAGCTACAGACGCATTAGTTGGTATGATTGTTCCGGAGCAATGCTACGGCAACATTGGCAAACTTGTGGAAGATGAGATGGAAAAACTTGGTTATGACATTAATCGAGGTAAAGGAACTGACTTATTAGCAATTGGTGTTGAGATTAAAACTAGGGGATTAGAAGCAACTTCAGCACAAACAATTAGCTCTATGACAGTTTCTGACATTATTGCAACGGCATACAAGGATTCAATTATCTTTAAAAAATTCCAACAACAATTTAGAGTCCATCATATTAAAAAACTAGATGGCTCTACTGTTATTGTTAGTGCAAAAATGTACAACTTTGCATTTCCAAAAATTCAAGATGTAGCTGAGGCAGCATATGAAGCGGCCAGATCGGTTATGATTGATCAAATAAAAAACTGTGATGGCCAGTGTGACGATTACGTCCGAGGAATATTATCTAATGGCTTGCCGGCTTGCGGCTACTGGGAAAGAAAAGAGAACACTAATAGTTTTGATTTTAGATTTCCCACAGTAGTAATGGAACAATTTGAAGAGATTGCAATTAACTCATCAAACAGATTATTTGATTTTGCTGAATAAGGAATAAAAATGAGTATTATTGAACTAACAAAAACAACAGCACAAAATATATACGAGATGTTAATGCAATTAGCTAATCATATAGAAAAACTTGAAGCTGAGAATGCAGACCTTAAAAAGAAACTGGGTGCGCATGATGACGACCTTAAGTGAAACAGACTTAATCAAATTTAAGAAATGGCTTAAGAGTCATTTGCGTATGGGACCGGTTACTGTTACTTTTACTAAAAAAGATGGTACCGAACGTGTGATGAAGTGTACTACTGACGCTACATTGATTATGTTTAAAGATCCAACTATTTTAGAAAGCAAAGGATCAACACGTAAAGTTAATGAAGATATCATACCAGTGTACGATCTTGAAAGTTCTGCGTGGAAGAGTTTCCGATGGGACAGTATTAAACAAGTGAGCTTTACACTATGAGACAATACATTGAAGATACCTGTGAGATCATCTGCGATACTAATGGTCGAAAGATTGTAGCAGATGTCCTAGATTTCAAAGATCGTCAATATCTTAAAGTAAGTGTTGACAAGAGTGTTAAGGTTCAGTTACAATGGAACGGTAAGTTTTACGAAGGTAGTGTTGCTGGTCTAACATTTAGTACAGACGGCCCAACTGTTAAAAATTATAAGCAAGGTAGATAATATGAAAATTGGATTAAGCTATAGTCGTTGCATACTTGACATTGTTGAAGGACGGGTGGATATGGATGATGTATTGGTTTTAATTACTCGTACAGACTTTGATCCACGAGATGACAAACAGTGGTCCGGTATTTGGTCCGGATATTGCTTAGGTGGTATGAGTAATCCAGAATGGGGTCATTATGACTTCCATAGTAAGGACGATGAAAACAAGTTCCGTAGTGTGAGCATAATGCTCTATACTGATGGCAAGATGCATCAGCCGCGCCAATTTGGCACCCATCCTAGACGTCGGCCGGAATTCTGGTTAGAAACAGTTCTTCCAACTGAAGAATTAGAAAAGAACCCTGCGGCAAAACTTGCTTGGGAAAAGTTTCAAACAGTTGCCAGTTTAACCAATGTAAATTTAGATAAGGATTATCAATAATGCCACGCTTAATACCCACAGTCATTGAGTCAGAACCACGTGGTGAACGTGCCTATGACATCTACAGCCGGTTACTCAAAGATCGCATTGTCATGCTAGACAGCGAAGTCGACGAGCATAGTTCGAGTATTTTAGTGGCACAACTATTATTTTTGGAGAGTCAAGGCAATGAGGATATTACGTTCTTTATTAACAGTCCAGGTGGAAGTGTTACTGCTGGTCTTGCTATTTACGATACAATGCAGTTTATTAAACCTGATGTAGCAACCTATGTTATGGGTCAGGCTGCTAGCATGGGATCGTTCCTAGCACAAGCGGGTGCGGCCGGCAAGCGTTTTGTGCTTCCAGAAAGTCGTACAATGATTCATCGTGTAAGTTCAGGTACACGTGGCACCAGCGGATCAGTACACGTACAAGAACTACAGTTTGAAGATGCTAAACGTAGCTTTGAAGAAAGCCAACGACTGAACAAACGCCTAACAGAACTGTATGTACGCCATAATACTGCGGGCAAAACTTATGATGAACTTTTTAGCAATATGAAGTTTGACACTTTCCTAAGCGCAGACGAAGCTGTAGCCTACGGACTAGCTGATAAAGTGATCTCAAAACGTCCGTAATGAAAACTATATACTATGCACATGCAAGTCAACCAGACTTATATTATAAAGATTTTATGACCTTTCAGGCTCCGGATTCTTTATATAAAGACGTGTTAAATGATAAGGATGAAAAAAATAACTGGAACAATTTTATGGATTGTCCAGCATTTTTAAAATCTATACATAATACTTTTATTATAAGATTGCCGTGGACTACTGAACGTATAATTGATTTTAATTCTGGTAAATTCTTAAATTCTAAGAATGAGCTAGACGCAATTTCTGAGTATTTCCTGCCAAAAGATTCATCACGAAATAATAAATTAATGATGAATGTATATCATCATATGCTATATTTTTGCGAGGACAGTATGGAAGTCACGGCAATGCCTGCATACTTGCATTCTACAGATTTACAAACAAAATGCATCTATATACCCGGAACTTTTGATATCTCAAACTGGTTAAGACCAGTTGATGGAGCAATGGAACTCCGCCAAGGTGTAAACTCTTTAAAAATAAACACCAATGATCCAATGTATTATATTAAATTTAATACAACTGAACCTATCAAATTTGTAAGATTCAATGTGACTGCTGAATTATGGGGATTAGTTAACGGATGTGTACAGCATAAACTCCACCAACCCAGAAAAGGATTGGCATATCTTTATAAAATATTTCAGCATACTGGAATGAAATCACTAGTGCTTAAACATATAAAAGCAAATATAATCAAGTAATTCTACTATAAAGTGCGTAGTTAATAGGTATAGACGCTACACTTAAATATGTATAATAGGAGAGTGCTGTGTCAAGAAAACCATTTAACTGGTCGTTGTTAGACAGAGAAAACCTGTACACTATGATGTACGAGTTAAAGCCTTATGTAGTGGGAAAGCGCCTTGCCATTAAAACCCTACAAAAACTATTAAGTAATCACCTTAAATTTCATCTTCCTATTAGGGTTAGACTAAAGCGTGATCCTACACACGATAAAGGCATCGTTTATATAGGTGGAGCATACTATGCTCACTATGATCAAGAAGAACGTAGTCAAATTGAAATAAATTTTAGTTATAGGTCTACTAGTGCTGAAATTAAACTTTCAGATAATCGGTGGAATAGGATGTGCAGACTGTTTGCAGACACTATCCTACACGAAATAGTACATCTAAGACAATATCGCACTAGGCAGTTTAAAGATATTCCCGGATATGAAAGTACAGCCTACTATGCCAGAGATCGTAAAGAGCAAGAGTATTACGGTCATAAAGATGAAATGGGCGCATTTGCATTTAATATTGCCTGTGAGTTAAATGATAAGTTTGGCAGCGATTTCGATGCAGCCAAACAATATTTGGATAGTAATCTAGCCAAACGTGCCAAAAAGTCCTGCTGGCACAAGTACATGAACACATTTGATTGGAATCACAATCATACAGTTATCCGATCTATGAAGAAGAAAATCATCCGAAACTTGCCATATACCCAACTAGGTAAGCCATTTAAAACTCCAGACCACTTGACTTACTAACGGTTAGACTGTATAATATACATATTAAACAGTAGAAAGGTCTATTCATGTTCGATCCTTGCCAGAATGTAATTTCCACCCTTGAAGATCATAACAGTCGTTTGAACAAAGAAGCTATTATTCTTGTCCAAGCAGAACAGGGCAACGATGAATTCTTTCACGGTTGCCGGCTTGCATTAGACCCTATGATCACATTTGGTATTAAACAAGTAAAGGAAAAGAATGATAAAGACGGTCCTGGCCTATCTTGGGATATGTTTACTCTCGCTCTTACTGGTTTTACTAATCGTACAGTTACCGGCAACGCCGCCAGAGATGTACTTGATCAGATGATGGCATCTGCCACTAAGGCACAATGGAATGGTTGGTACCGACGAATTATTATTAAAGACCTACGTGCCGGATTTAGTGAAAAAACAATTAACAAAGTAGTAGAGAAGAAATATGCTGACTATGCTATTCCTGTGTTTGGTTGCCAACTTGCTCATGACAGTGCCAATCACGAGACAAAGGTGTCTGGGAAGAAACTTATCGAAGTTAAACTTGACGGAGTACGAGTTATTACTATCGTCAGGGCCGACGGTCGTGTTGATATGTTTAGTCGTAACGGTAAAGAGCTTGCTAACTTTCCTCACATAGCAGAACAAATCAGTCGAGTAGTTAAGGCAAAGAGTACAAGCAAAGATATGGATTTGGTACTCGATGGTGAAATTATGTCTAGCAGTTTCCAAGACTTGATGAGGCAAGTACACCGCAAGGACAATGTAGAAGCAGGCGATGCAGTACTCAACTTGTTTGATGTGTTACCATTGGAAGACTTTGAAAAGGGTATCTATAATAAAACTCAACGTGTCCGTAGCACAATGGTTAGTTTTTGGGTCAATCAGAATAAAGATATGTTACCGAATGTAACTGCACTTACAAACGAAGAAGTTGACCTAGATACTGTAGAAGGTCAAACTCGTTACAAAGAAATCAATGCCAAAGCAGTTGCTGGCGGATACGAAGGAATCATGATTAAGGATCCAGAAGCACCTTATGAATGTAAACGTAGTGTAGCTTGGCTGAAGTTGAAGCCGTTCATTGAAGTATCATTGGAGGTAACTAATGTTGAAGAAGGCACTGGTAAGAATGTGGGAAGACTTGGAGCATTCGTGTGCTCCGGTATGGACGATAGGAAGCTCATTACCGTCAATGTTGGTAGTGGCTTTAGCGATGATAATCGAATTGAGTTTTGGAATAGCCGCAGTAGTGTTATTGGTAACATTGTTGAAGTAAGAGCAGATGCTGTTACACAGAATCAAGATGGTACATATAGTTTGCGCTTTCCTCGATTTAAAGGATTCCGTGGATTTGTGCCAGGAGAAAAAATATGAGCAATACCATTAAAATAAAAAGATTGTTTGCTCTAGTTATTAGTCTTTTATGTATTACATTACACGCTCAGGAACGTGCAGTTGTAGATAACAACAGTGTAGATCTGTATATTACTAAAGAAGCAGCCTCTACTATTTTATACATTCCTGGATGTAGCGGTCTTGATAATTTTGGAAAAAAATATCAAGAGTTTCATCGGTCTAAATTTAAAGAAATATGGCCCGAAGCTAATATTGTAATCTCACAATATGTTAACGATTATACACAGGGATCAGTAGATGGCAGATGTGACTGGAAAGGCTCTGATCCCAGACTACAGGGCAAACAATCATTTGATCAAGCAGTGCATACTATTAAGATTGCTACTTGGATTAAACAACAATCTTGGTCAAACGGAGTTGTTCATTTATTTGGATTTAGTTGGGGAGGCCGGGTAGGATTATGGCTTCCAGGAGATATTCGAGGCAACGCCGAAGTTTTTAAATCAGTAGCATTAATTTGGCCCGATTGTCGGCCAACTGATAAATTAACTGCTGGAGTATTACATACCCCAACACGTATCTGGGCAACTGAAGAAGATCCGTTAAGTATTCCAACAAATTGTCCAACCTTCTATACTGGCGATAAAAGTAAATTAACTTTAAAATTGTTCCCTGGTAATAATCATAGTTGGTTTGACGGTCCATTTTTTCAGCCTTTTAATAGATATTGGCCAGTACAAAAAGTTTGGGTAAGGCATGCATTTAATCAAGAGTGGACTGACCAAACATTTGTAGGATGGAAAAAATGGATCGATGAGATCTAATAATATTTGGAAAAACTATGACAGCAATCAATAGAGTAACAATGCAAAATGCTGAAATCTATAGACAGACAGAAGTCAAGAAGTTAGACAAGCGGCACGAAGAACAAGTTCAAGAAGAACGCAGAATTAAAGAACGTCGTGAAGACAACGAAGAAAAAAGAATTGAAATGAATCGCCGGATGAATCGTCCGGGACAAAATGTAGATAGGATGGCCTAATGTATGATAGTAGAAAAAGATCAAACATGGACTAGCAGTGATCAAAATGAATTTAGAGTTATTACAGTGGTTGACGTAGAAGACAACACATGGGTACATTACATTAACACAAAAACAGGACAGGAGCATTCTTGTTATCAAGAAAGTTTTGAATCAAGATTTAGACCAATTTTAAATCGTAATTAAATATTAAAAGGAGAATAATATGTTTGGAACAAGTTATACAGGTGGAATGTCATATCGTTCTGCTGATGAAATTAATTCAGCAATGGGTCGTGTCTACGGACATATGAGTTTGGCTGTTATTGTATCAATGATTGTCAGCTACTTCGTAGGCACTAGCCCAGAGTTGTTAGCTTTCTTTTTTACAGGCGTAATGAAGTGGATTGTGATCTTTGCTCCGCTGGTGGCAGTGTTTGGGGTTAGCTATGTGTTGGGTAGCAATCCCAGCAAAGGTGTAGCACAATTATGCTTGCATGGATTTGCGGCATTGATGGGCCTGAGCTTTGCCACAATCTTTGCTGTGTTCACCATGGGTAGTATTGTTAGTGCCTTTATGGGTGCTGCCATCCTATTTGCAGTAATGAGCGGATATGGATACTTTACTCGACGTAGTCTGGACAGTCTTGGTAAGTTTATGTTTATTGGATTGATTGCTATCGTTATTGCTAGTATTGTGAATATCTTTATTGGTAGTACTGTTATGCAGATGGTTATCAGTGCATTGGCTATTATCATCTTCCTAGGATTAACCGCTTACGACACACAGAAGATTCGTGAAGAAGTTAGTTATGATACTAGTCCTGCTGTAGAAGTTAGTGGAGCATTGACTCTGTATATGGATTTTATCAACTTGTTTATCAACTTATTACAACTGTTTGGAGATCGTAAATGATCCGTGAGTTTATCAATATTGTAGAAGGTCGTGGCATCAATGATGCTTGGTTCAAGGACGGCGGATTTAAAACTTATAAACGTCCTGCCAAGGAACGGTATGAGATTGCTACTGAACCAGGAACTATTGACACACTAGAAGGTCCAGTTAGATATCCAAAAGGATTCTATATCATGACCGGACCAAAAGGTGAGCAGTATCCTATTAATCCAGATAAGTTTAACGATCTTAAGGATGATCTAGGCGATGGCGTTTGCACACCAAAGAAGATTGTCAAAGTGGCTAAACTGGCGGATCATTCCGGAACGGTTGACACATCATGGGGTGAGAAGTTACACTATAATCCAGGCGAGGATGTTATTGTTCGTCACGGTGAGAACGACTACGGTGTAGTCAAGAAAGACATCTTTGCACAAACATACGAGAAAATATAATGGCACAACATGGACACTACTGGTCATGCACACCTTTTGCAGACTGGATTCGCGGCACTAAGAAACTGAGTGCAGGTACTGCTGAAGAATGGGACGACTGGACCACTGCGGCTCAGATGAAGCATAATTTTCGTTACTGGTTAGCAGAAGAAGCACTTGGACATATCCAAGATTTTGTCACATGGCCTATAAGGACTTTATATGATATCAAGTACTACATTAACAACCGTTGGGTTACTCGTACTCATAGTCTTACCGCTCATGCCCGGGATATTAAGCCTGGCCAGTGGCAGGACGTGGGGAACCGCTTTTTGCCTTGCCTATTCAATGAGCTTGTTGATTTTGTTGAGATAGAATCAGCATGGAGCCACATTGCCTGGGGTGATAAAGAAGCCCGTGCAAAATACAATCCCCCATTCTGGGCCAGTGGTTGGTGGCGTTGGCGTGTATGGCGTTGTCCCCAAGCAGGCATCGATCATCTCGACTGGGCAGTAACATTGACTATGGGTTCAGATTGGGGTGTTGAGGAAACTGATCCAAACTACGGTAAGCCAACCGGCCAAGCGGAACGTGCCCGAGAAATCAAAGAGCTTTACACATGGTGGACTGTGACCTATCGCAATCGTCCTGATCCATACGAAGCAAGTGGTTGGACAGAGTACTGTGAACTGAGTCGTGTTCTTAACGGTGGCAAGCTAAGTTTTA